GGCGGAATTTGGTAAGCCCCTATGACCAGGAGATGGTGAATCCCGCGAGTCTCGATGTGAGACTCGGCGAGAACATCATGGTGGAGTCGCCGCTGACTAACCACTTAGTCCATTGCTCGATTGTGGGGCACACGCAGGAGGAACCTTTCTTGCTCCAGCCGCATGAGTTCATACTCGCGGAGACGTTGGAGGAGTTCCAGTTGCCTGACTGTATTGCTGGGCAGCTGGCGCTCAAATCCAGCCGAGCCAGGGAAGGCATCGAACATTTGCTCGCTGGGTATATCGACCCTGGTTACAAAGGACGGTTGACACTGGAGCTGCAAAATGCACGCGCTTTGCACCCAGTTGCCCTGTGGCCTGGGATGCGGATTGCACAGATTGTGTTCCACCGCATGTCGATGCTTCCGGGCAAAGACTATTCAATGACTGGCCGTTATCACGGCGATACCACCGTTCAGGAATCCAAAGGATGAGCGACTTTCAATTCCAGGTCAGTGATGCGGTGCATAACCCATCGCACTATGTGGCCGGCAAGTACGAAGTCATTGACATCTTGGAGGATTGGGTCCAGCACGCGCCAGACGCTGTGGTTGGCTCGCTCCAGTGGCAATGTCTGAAATACCTCAGCCGGATGTGGCTGAAAAAAGATCCGCTGGAGGATGCGGAAAAGTGCCGGTGGTATTTGAACCGGCTTATTAACACCCTTGCAACCGAGGCTTATCGCAATGACTGACCATCCCATCACCCCACCGCCAGAGCTGGTTGTTGAGTGGGCAGATACTATTTATCAGCAAACAGAAGATGACGATCAGCGTGACCTTTATGTAGCCACCCGTGCCGCCCAATGGGGCGCCGACCAGGAGCTGGAGGCGTGCGTAAAGCTGCTAGAGCTGTCCGACAAAAACGCACGGGATTTCTTGTACTCCGCCCGCCGCCCCAAGCCGCCGAGCTTGAAGGAGCAGGCGCTGGACGCACACAACCGCATGATGGCCGGAACAGAAACACAAGACGACTGGATGATTATCCGCCGCGCACTGGAGGCGCTACCCAAATGATTAACATCGATTCTGATCAAGGTCGCATCGGTGAGCTGTGGTGGATTAACTCTGATTTGCAGCCAGAAGAGCAATTTATGCCTGCAATTATTGGCATTCTTGACCTTGGCTCCGTGGTCAAAGTAAAGCTCATTCGCTGGGGCACCTGCGGCTACGGACGCAATATCCGCATTGGAATGGAGCCGTGCGAATGACCAACCTATCCCCCGCCGCGCAGACAATCTTGAATGCATGGGAAAGCGAATGGAGTAAAGGAAGTCTCTGCCACGATCAACGCTCCATTGCAGCCGTTCTTCGGGCTGCTGCAGATCAAGTAGTACCCTGGAAACCAGAACCAACAGAGGAGTCCGTTGGTTCAACAATTGACTTTGGTTACGCATGGGCATTGTTTTCCAAAGCAAATGATGTGAGGCAAGAACTTTTTGCCATCGCTGATGAGCTTGAGGACCTCGATGACTGACCTCTCCCCCGCCGCGCAGGCGGTGTATGACGCCTATTGCGAGCAGGCTGACAACCCGTGCTACTTCGAGTGCAGTGGGCTGGTGGCCGCCCTGCGAGCTGCTGCGGATCCGCTTCTAATGAGCGAACCGCTTGGTGACACCGATGCTGACGCGGGCGTCTTTGCCGCGCACCACGCTATTAACGCCTATCTACTCACCATCGCCGATGAGCTGGAGCAGTTGGATGCGTGAGCCGAAGAGACCGCCAACTAGGACGTCGTTCCAAGAGGGGTCGATTCCGGGGACAGCGGTGTTGACGCCGCAGAACGCGCTGGATTTGAGGCATCTTTATGCCTCGGGCACTTCGATTGCGGAGTTGGCCAAGGTCTACGGGATTTCGTACCAGCACGCTTGGGACATTGTTAAAAACAAAAAGTGGAAAAATGCGTTGCGCCAGGTGTGATTACGAGCGGATGGATGTGGAGCGGACTTGTCGGGATACGGCGGAGTCGGTTTTGCGCCAGCGGAAATGCCCGGAATGTGGGCACAAGGTATTTACGGTTGAAGTTGAGTTGCCTGATGGGGCGGTTCAACACACTCGAATCGGCAAGATGAAACGCTTGCCGGGATTTTTACGTGTTCGTTTTTTCTGATGCAAGTTCCAATCAACAGCCGCCGCTGCATCCAGTGCGGCAGTATCACCACCAATGCCGTCTACTGCTTCAAGTGTTACCGCTCCAGCGATGCCGGAAAAGCAGAGTTGCGGATGCAGCATTTGTTGAGTAAGTACAAGCCGCTGCCGGATGGCGGGGAGTGCCGGACCTGCGTTCACTGGTATCGCCGCTGCACGCTTGGCTTTCCTGAGGGTGGGACGAAACTGGCTGAGCTGTGTGCGGCCAAAGAGCTTGACGGTGTGTTAGAGTAATACAGAACACGCCCTACCCGGCATGAACATTCTTCAGGGGATCGAGCACCTGCACACGCTCGACGGCGCCAGCTTTGTGGCGTTTGACGTGGAGACCACTGGGCTCCAGCCGAAATTTGGTGGTTTGCGGCTGCTGCAGCTGGCCACCGTGGGCCAGCCGCCGGTGGTGATGGACTGCTGGCAGTTCAGCGATGAGGACTGGATCACGCTGGAAAACTTCTTCACCAAGGAGCGGACCTGGCTGGCGCACAATGCGGTGTTTGATCTGGGCTGGCTCCAGGAGCATGAGATTTACCCGGAAGGGCAGGTGCTCTGTTCGATGCTGGCCAGCCGGATTTTGACCAATGGCCTGGCCAACGTGAAGCACGGGCTCCAGCACGTGGTGCGGCGGTACTTGAGTTACGAGATTTCGAAGGAGGAGCAGGCCAGCAACTGGTCGGTGGATTTATCGGCGAGCCAGCTGGAGTATGCGGCGAAGGATGTGGTGGTGTTAACGGAGTTGTGGGAGCCGATCATGCAGCGGATGGCGGCTGCGTCGCCGCCGTTGCTGCCGGCTTGGCACTTGGAGTGCAAGGCGTTGCCGGCGATGGCGCAGTTATGGCGAACCGGCCTTCCCTTTAATAAGGATTCGCTTGTTCAACTGATCGAAGAACTCGATATTGAGCACAACGAAGTTGGCGCCAAGTTCATTGAGGACTTTGATGCTGCGTTGCCGGAGCACGCCAAGCTGCACCGCGGGCTCGACGGGAACCTGCTGTACCAGACAAAGCCTGGGGCGAAAGGTAAGAAAGCTGATCCCGATACTTTCAACCTAAATAGCCCGGTGCAGTTGCTGGCGAAGTTCACCGCGTTGTTGGGTGAAGCGCCGGTGGATATGAAAACCGGAAAGAAAAGTGCAAGTAAATCTGCGCTCCAGGAATACATCGGGGAGCACAAACTTATTGCGGATTATTTGCGGTGGAAGCGTGTAGAGAAGCGGCGGCAAATGGCGGAGACTTTGTTGAAGAATTTGTCGGATGATGGGTTTATTCGTGCCAGCTATTTACAGCTTGGGGCTGATACTGGGCGGATGAGTTGCATGAGTCCCAATCTGCAACAGGTGCCGCGGGATGTGCGGTTTAGGGCGTGTGTGCAGGCACCAACTGGTTGGCGACTAGTTGTAGCGGACTATGGACAGATGGAGTTGCGGCTGGCGGCAGCGGAAGCTCAAGATCCTCTTATGACTCAGGTGTTCCAGCAGGGGAAAGACCTGCATACGATTACAGCGACGCAGATTTACGGGGTCAAGGAAGAAGATGTTACAAAAGAACAGCGGCAAGTTAGTAAATCAGCGAACTTCGGTTTGTTATACGGAAGCGGTGCAAAAGGGCTCAGAAATTATGCAGCAGCGATGGGAATCCAGATGGATCTTGATGAGGCTGCGACGGTGCGGGAAAAGTTCCACGCTGCATATAAAGGCATCTCCAAATGGCAGCGGGACAATGCTCGCGCTGCTGATGCGGCTGCGGACAATCCATCTATCCGCATACGCCTCTCGGGCTTGCGGCGGTTTTTACCGGGCGAGAACAATAAACTTACGACCCGTTGCAACACACCAATCCAGGGAGCTGGTGCCGCCGTGCTCAAACTTACGCTCGGCAAACTGTGGCCGCTCCTTAAAGCAGACGGAGAAGACCGTGTGCGCTTGGCCGGCGTGGTGCATGACGAAATCATCTTGCTCGTAAAAGAAGAATACGCCGACGTTTGGGCCGCTCA